TAAGTTCTTTAGTTTGTAGTTTATAAGTTTACCGTTTACGGTTTATTCGCTAACCGCTCAACGATGACCGATTAGAACGGCGGTTTAAAGGGGTTTTCGTCAGTTGGCGTAGCCGCTGGTGGAGCCGTTTGCACTGTTGCTGCCAATGGTACAGCCCGCATTACGTTATAGCAACGTACTTCGTTGAACCATCGGCCTTCGTGCTCATGAGCATCTATGTCGAACTGGATGGTAACGTTCTGCTGTCCAGGCTGCAGGGCGAACTGCCGGATACGGTCTTCGCCAAAAATGCGAAAACACATCCTCTTTGGATACATACCTGGAACCTCGATGACGTATTCCTGAGACATCCACTTATTCCCTGTCCTTGCCGACGTGCCAGTCTGTGCAGGCAGCACGGCGATAATATTACCTGTTATGTCCATTTTGTTAGTTTACCGTTAGTTTCATGTTTTATGGGGCTGCGCCCGTTTCAGGTTTCAAGCTAAGGTCTAAAGTCTAAAGTCTAATTTTGAACAGAAGCCGCACGCGGAGCGTGGTCTTCTAAACATAATTCCCATTAATCTTTTGCTTGGTCGGCTTGCAATAAATCGAAGAACGTTACCTTATTTATATCTATAAGGCCCGCCTTGATCTGCTTGGCCCTCTCCTTCTCCTCCAACTCCTTGCGCCAGTCGGCAATAATCTTATTCATTTTATTTTCTTTTTCCTCGTTACGTTTTCTTTGTGCTTCGAGGCTGGCAAAGTGATATTTGATGGCACGGTTTGCTTGCCACATCTTATGACGGTAGCAATAAAAAATCATATTGCCGTCATCATCGTAGAACTCAAAGCGCTTCTGTCCGTCGGCAATGCGCTCTGCGTCCGTCCGTGGAATCTTGTGTACTGCCTTGCGTCTAATCCGTGATTTTTCCATTTAGTTGGCGTTTTTAAATTGAGAATTGAGAATTGAAAGTTGAAAATTAGCTAAAGCCTAAAGTCTAAAGTCTAAAGTCTAATTATGAATTTTCTTGTACACCTTCTCCAGTATCTCTTCGCCATAAAGATTCTTTATCTTGCGCCATACGCGATGGCTGATGGGAAACTTAATATGGATATACTCTTCTGGAGGAGGAATGATTGCATTCTCCTCGAAGTGTTCTCTTTTAAATTCCTGTTCAGGCGAAAAGGAAAGGTGAGTACTCTCTGGCGTATAAACACACATATCGCGGTTGTTTACATTCCTTGACACCTTCTTACAAGCGTATCGCTGCTGCCATGTACCCAAGCCTGGTATTCTTAGTTCCTTGCCTTCTGTCAGTGATTGGCGCAATATGGGCCATAATGTTTCGATGACGAGCTTGACGGTTGGCCGTTTAATGCCGCTCACATCTGAGACGTCATTATACAGCTTCATTAATGATTGAATTTTACGCTTTCTTCCGTGATTATAATTCATGATATGTCCAAGTTTGTTGGCAAAGGTACATTTTTTGTGCATTCATGCAAAATTTTTCAACAATATTTTTTGCAATTACCGAAAAATATGTATCTTTGCCGCAACCAATAATACGGGCTGCATGAAAACAAAACCTACTACCAACCACAGAATGCGTACAATAGCATCGCACATGGTTAAGGGCTTCCCCATTCAGCTGACACCAGGTGAAAAGGAAGACATGTATTCAGCTCTGATATTGGCTATGCAGTGGGGACTGCCAGACCGACTGAAGCAACCTGATCCAGCGCCCTCCCCTACCGCATCACAGCAGACGGCAACTATCAAAGTTAATTGGAGGCGATAACATGCTAATAACACAGATAGACGAAATCAACGAGGTGCTGCCAACCGCACGTTGGAAAGACCCTACCAAATTCCTTGGGGCAATAGAGGATGAGGAGACTGCTCTGATGCAACCTATATTGGGCGAAGCGCTCTTAGTGTTCCTGGAGGAGAAATACCGCGAGCTGCTGGACAAGCACGGTAAAATAACCGTTAAGGCTATGGCGGCTACAGAAACGCCGGCAGAGGACTTGCCAACGCTCAGGTTGATCCGACAGATTCAAAAGGCACTGGTTACGCGCATGATGTCAAACAATGCACATACCCTATCTGTATCACTAAACGAAGGCGGCGGACTTAACAGAATGTCCTCTGACAGCTACGAGGGAGTGGACCTCGATGAAATAAAGGCTGCCAAGTTGGAATATTGGCACAAAAGTGTAAAGGCCGTTGAAGGCGTTCTTTATTTATTGGAACGAGACGCGCTCTCCCCTACCCCACTATGGAAGGACAAGTGGCAGGAGTCGGAATGGTACTTCCAGCACTCAGACCTCATCTTCCCTACCCTGCGCTCCATCGTAGAGTTTGTTCCTATGCAGAAGGACGAGAAGCGCGTGGAGTATATGGAGCTGCTGCCAGATATTCGGTACTGTCAGAATACCTATATCCTGCCGATGCTCGGTCAGGACCTTATAGATAAACTATTACAGGAGGAAAATGGAACCACCAAAAAATCCCTGCAACTCGTGCGGACGGCCCTGGGCATATTCATACGTGCCCGGGTTGTTCGCACACCTCCTCATTCTAAGTCTGAATCACAACATCAGCTGGCAGACCTCGAAACCTCTGCAGCTCAGGCCCTTCAGACCGCAATCAAATATATGCAGGCACATGCAGAAGAACTGAAACCTGCCATAGAACAGGCTCAATTCTACAAACCTTCTCAGGAGGAACCTGCCAAGCCAAAGCGCTTCGATGCGGATAAACATTACGAACACTTCACAACGTTACTTTAAATTACCTTTCAGATATAATGTCGCGAGACATCACGTAATACTTATAGCGATTACCAACTTTATCTTTAACAAATGCTTTTGACTGTCCGTGAGGATCGTCATTGCATTCACTTGTTTTTATTAGTTTAAATAGATGATTTGTTTAACTTTCGTAGGCAGGGTTCCCGACTGCAGCTTTCCCTGCCTACTTTTTTTGTTGTTTTTGAGTTAATGAGTTTTTGAGCTGGAAACAGAAATATGTATTTACAGAAATTTATATTTACGCAAATATGTATTTACGTAAGTACATATATTTATAAATGTACATTTCTTTATTTCTGCAAATACATACATCTGTAAATATGTATTTCTTTATATACGTATTTCGGTTATAAAACCTGCAACCTACAATCTGAAACCAACAGTAAACAGTAAGCCATTTGTATTTCTGTAAATACATAAATACGTAAATTTATACTTCTGTATATAAAAAAGTACAGAAATATTTGGCTGGTAACATTTTTGTTTTTATCTTTGCACCGACAAAGTTAATTAAGTTAAGACGTTAGGCTTTAGTCTTTAGACTTTAGCGCAACTCGAAAACTTATAAACTAACAAACTTTCAAAAAAAACAAATCATCATGGGAAAAATCATCGCCGTTCTTAACGACAAAGGTGGTGTAGCTAAGACTACGACCACCATCAACCTTGGAACAGCACTATGGTTGCTGGGAAAGAAAGTATTGCTGGTAGATACGGATCAGCAGGGTTCGCTCACACAGTTCTTGGACAAGTCCTCTACCCTACCCGACTCTGCCGGCCAGTATCACACACTCTATGAATGGATGAAGAATCCAGCCGATTCTCCTATCAATGAACGCTATCCGGGATTGGACTTCGTACCCTCTACACACTCTATGGCTAACGGTTATCAGGAGTTTGCTGCTACTACGGGACACGAAATGATACTGCGCAAGCGCTTGTCGCTCGTAAAAGACCAATACGATTACATCCTTGTGGACTGTATTCCTGGCGGCAAGAACTTCATGAATACCAACGTGCTTGTTGCTGCAGACCAACTGCTTATACCGATGATGGCAGAACCTGCATGTATTACGGGTATCCCCAATCTAATGAACTTTGTATCTGAGGTGGAAGCTTCTTACGATAAGAAGATACAGATACTGGGATTTGTTATCACGCGCGCAGAACCTAACACTATTAAGTACAAGCAGATTAAAGAGTATTTCCAGACACACCAAGAGCAACTGGGTGGTGCACTTTTGCCCTTCCATATATCCAAATGTACGAAAGCCGCAGAGAGTGTAACGCACGAAATGTCTGTCTATGAATACGCACCCTCATGTACGGCTGCAGACGATTATATGCGCCTTGCTGAATACTTTGTCGATATTCCGCGCCGCAAGAACTGGACCCCAAAGCAATGGTCGGATATATGTATTTCTGAATATACAAAATTCCAAAAGGACAAAAGTTAAAGTTAGGCTTTAGGCCTTAGTCTTTAGACTTTAGCTAATTCTCAATTCTCAATTTTCAATTCTCAATTAATACAATATCATGGCACGTAAACAAAATGCATTCAACCTGGACTCGCTCATGGAAAGTGAGCGCGCCAACTTAGTACCGATGCCTTCACCATCACCACTGGCATCCGTAGAGAATAAAGTAATAGGCAGACCTAAATCCAAGCGTACCTGCAGTAGGGAACTGGGCGTGGCGCAGACCATATACTTCACCAAAGAGGATAAGAAGTTGTTGAACACCACCGCCTTTATGTCAGAGGTAGATCAGCAGGATATCGTCCGCTGTGCCCTTCGTCAATTCTTCAAGCGCTATGCCGCCGGCAACGAACTGACAGAAGAGGGTAGGGGACTGGTCCTGCAGTACGTGGAAGAAACAACTGTTAAGTGAAGAATTAGACTTTAGGCCTTAGTCTTTAGTGTAACTCACAAACTCAAAAACTTACAAACTTACTTTCAACTTTCAATTTTTCTTCGTACCTTTGCAGGCGAACGAAAAATCATAATGATTTGAAGTTTGGAAGTTTGACTTGTGCGCGACGTTTTTCAATGGGCGTCGCGCACTTCTTTTTATCCCTCCCAAATATATGTACAACCCTAAAAACAGTTCCCGATTTTCTCAAAAACATAACGCAGCCGCGATACGTAAGCGCGTTCGCGCACGCTATATAAGTGAAGAATTAGACTTTAGGCCTTAGACTTTAGACCTTAGCTTGAAACCGCTAACCAAATTACAGTTTCCCGATTCATATCAAGAACACACCGATTCCTCTCAAATAGTTTCCCGATTCATATCAAGAACACACCGATTCGTATCAAAACATTACCGATTTATATCAAATACATTTGGCTATATCGTTAATAATCAAGCATATACGCATCCCTATATTATTATATATTATATATAAGAAAAGAAACCTTATACCATTTCTTTATTATTTTATATAAAAAGACTTGATAAAAATCGGGATTTCTTTTGATATAAATCGGTAATGTCTTGATAAAAATCGGGAATCCCGATTATTCTTCTGCTTTATTATCTGCTATTTGATATAAATCGGGGTAGGGTAAACGGGGGTCTTTTTAGGCATTTGATATAAATCGGGGTAATCTTCAAAAATAATTTGAGATTTTCTTGCAAGCAATATCAAATTACCATATCTTTGCGCCATGTTCGGTTATCGGAACTTATAAACTGACAAACAAACTTTCAAACTTACAAACTTACAAACCATTATGAGTACCAAGAAAATTCCCGAGTCAAGCGGTAATGAGCTTATCAAGCGCATAGAAGGTTCGGAGTACATTAAGAACCCTCTGGTATATGCGCAGATGCGCGGCAACCTTTCGCTGCTGCAGACCAATGTGTATGTGGCAATAGTGGCTGCGTTGCAGGATCATATCAACAAGTATTACGAACGCCAGTCGAATGGCGGCCAGCAACATACGTTGTTCGATGATGACAACGGAACGCTGCGCCTTACCATTCCTCTTAGCACGCTGGGTATCCGTAGTAAGTGTTATAAGGAGATAGACGAGGCAGTGGATAAGATGCAGGACGTAAAGTACAAGATACGCCGCAAGGTAGATGGCGCATGGGTTCTTGAGAGTCACGTCCTGCTGCCGGTTATAAAGATACCCGAGACAACATACAAGACGGGGCTTGTCCGCAAGAAGGGTGTTATAGAACTGGTGATGATGAAAGAGACGGCCAAGTTCTTCTTCGATATGAATACGGGTTATGTTACGCACCTGAAGAATATCGTCTCACTTTGTAAGAACAGCAAGACACCACGCCTTTACATTTACCTGTCTTATCTGAACAGCAAACAATACAAAGGAGTAGGGGAGGTGCCATACAACGACCTCAAAGAGTTTCTTGGAGCTCTGGAGTATGCCGACGCCAACCGAACGGAGATTAAGAAGGACAGATATAAGGCGTACAGTTACTTTACACGCGATGTATTGGAACCGGTCAAGACGGAGTTGGATGCGTTGGCGGATAGCGGACAGGTGGAGTTCTCCTTTACCTACGAACCTATATATTATAACCCGCAAAAGAAACGCGGCAACCCCGACGAGCTGCGTTTTATCCTGCGCAAGGGTAAGTCGCGCAAGCAGATAATAGAGGAGCATTTGGCAAATGAGCAGCGTACTGCCGAAGCCATCGAAAAGGAGGCTACTAAGGATGCTGTTAACAAGTACATCAATATCCTGCGCGAGATTCATAAAGGCAATCCTTCTGCCATCAAGGAGTGGAAGCAACAGAACGCCAATATCCCCGTTCCTACGCCCGAGGAGTGTGTGCAAATGGCGGCCAGAATGGGAGCTGAGATTTAAGGTTTAAAGATAAGCTTTGGGTCCAGGTTATATTGATTGCACATGAATATCCAGTCGCAGATGCATAGTGTGCTGTTTTCCTCGTTCATGAAGGCGCGGACTGTCAGCTTATTCCATCCACCATCTTCCTGCAACTGCTTACGCATAACGATGGGTTGGAACCTGTCGCGCCACAATAGCCGTATATTGCCGGGGTGATATTCCACGGGCGTTTCGCTGCGCCTGAAGTTAAGGTCGGGGTTGTCGTAATCCTCTGCCGGTATAATAAAGCTCATGATGTCGATATGCCAGACATTGCACAACGCGACAAGATGCTTTAGCATTGCATCCTGTCTGTCCAGTGCTTGCTGATACCACATACGGCTCTTTCCTATTGATTCACCGACGTGACGGTTGGTGATACCCAACAGCCTGGGCAGCTCCACAAACAATGGCTCGTTATATATAAATCTAACCTTCATCTTCTGCTGCATCCATATATGGACTCGTTTCCATGATCTCACTATCGTTGATAAACTTCTTTAGCCTGAAGATTTCCAGCAACATTTCCGTCTGGTTTTCCCATGGAGAAATTTTAGGCAGCGTGCGGTCGTTGATAAAATCCCCAAGGTTCCAGCGGAAAGTGTTGCAAACCTTCAATAATTTGCTAACAGGTGCATCGCACTGTACCCATTCCGTAGGATTATACCATCCACATTTTAAAAGCCTTTGTGCTTTCGTTTTTGAAATTTCCCGCGTTAATCTTTTCTCGATAATTTTGCTCCGGTAAATCCACTGATATTTAACGCCGGTCTTCGGCAGGGACTTGCCTGAGTGGTTGTTGCAGATAATAAATTCGGATGGACGTATGCCGTATATGTTGCATACATCAATCAGTTGTCCGATGGGTAGGTCGCCACATTTTTTATACCTACACATCTTGGCCGGTGCAATTCCAAGCGCGTCTGCCATGTCTTTGTTTCTGATAGACAGATTATCTTGCATGTTCTGTAATAATTGTGCATTGAATTGATAGTTCAGAATCTCTTCCTGCACAAAAAGAGAAAATTTTTTTCCCAAAATTGTTTTCTTTTAAGCGAAACCTTTTTATCTTTGCTGCAAATTTACGGAGTTATTTTCAAACATTAAAACCCTCGGGCTATTTAATGTGAACAACCTTTCTAAACTAAAACCAAGTTAATGATAAGCAACAAATCTATTATCGCTTGTCAGCAGGTGCCGCTGACAGATATCATGGCCGACCATGGACTGATAGAAGCACGTCGTGACGCGCGTTTTGCATGGTATCATTGCCCCGAACATAAAGACGAGGATGCATCACTAAAGGTAGAGCTTGCGCCCAGCCATAACAAGCGCAACGGTATAGCCTGCCGCTCGTTCTATTGTCATTCCTGTGGCAACAGAAGCCGCATGAGTGGGGCAGGGGCCATTGAGTTGGAGGCAGCTCTGCGTAAGATATCTTCACGCGATAACCTTGTTGCTATCTGCCAGGATATTGCCACCCGTCATCAGATACCTATCGAGGACGAGAAGGGCGTTACCATAAACCGTTCGACGGGAACTCCATCACCCTCCAATCTGAAGGAGATGAAGGTTGAATACACAGGGTGGACGGACAACCACCTGCAGGCACTTGGTTGTGAGATTCGTATTAACACCGACGAGGACGGCAAGGAGTACAAGACATATTCTTTTGGCGGCAACGATTTCTACGGACGTGGCACACACGCGAACAGTCGCGCTTTCTCTCCTAATCAGATAACGGAGGACTTTGGTATTCATCCAATATCGTCCTACGACACACCAGCCAAGTATTCCGAGGAGCACGGCGAACCTGTCTCGTGGCACTGGACGGATGCCAACGGTATGTATCCGATGTTTTGGTTTCCCTATACTTACAAGGATAGATGGTATGCGCGTAAATATGAACCGAATGCTGCGCGCCAAAGCGGAACACGTTTTACGTGGGCATGGCAGGATAACCAGCCAATGTCGGACTTCCTGGCACATCGTCTGTATGGAGATGCCGTACTGACGGATGCTTACGAGGCTGGCGTGGTGACTGAGGTGGACGGCGACGACCGTCATCCGGTAGTGAAGCGCAACCGTCAGGTGGGCAAGGAAATTGAAACCTATTACCTGTTCAAGCGTATTGTAATATGTTCGGGCCCGCGCGACGCATTGCAGGTATATTACCATTCAGACGCGCACGTTGTATGGCCTCATTCCGAGTCGGTGGATATCTCGCTTACGGATATTATCCGTCTGCGCTCGCTTTGCGACCAGCTGTATATCTGCTACGACAACGACCAGACCGGACGCGAGTCCATGCAGCGCCTTGTGCTGGACTTTCCCGATATATGCATCATCGACCTGCCGGAAGATCTTTCTACCGTTATCTCTGTCCGCACGGGAAAGCCGTGTAAGGATATCTCCGACTTCTTCGAGTACTATCCGTCCGTTATGCGCCGTTCCCCGTCACTCCGCTTCAAGAGTATTAATAGTAAGTTCGAGGATATCCTGGCGGATTCCGACTCGTGCAAGTTCTGGGTATCGCAAACCCGAAAGGCACACGACGATTACGGCGAACTAACAGACACATACGAAATATTAACAAACCGACTCGCACGCTTCCTCTCTCTTCTGGGACTCCGTAAATTTCAAGACGAGAGCGGCCTTACACAATTTGTTCAGCTTATCGGGCAACATGTGATTAAGGTAATTCCGGACAAGGAATTGGAGCTGCGAGTCGGCGAGTTAATACGTGGTTGGTTGGCAGAACACCATACCTATAATACCGAACGACTGAAACAGGCCATCAATGTTACGCGCCTTATCAGCAAGAAATCTGTGGCAGGTGTTTCGTACATCAAGCCGAACTTTATATACTGGACACAGTCCATGGATTACCTGCTCTTTGGCAACGGCGCCCTGAGAATAACGCCTGACAGAATAGACCTGATACCTTACGACAAACTGGAGGATGGTGTGTTCGTTAACTACGATGCTATCTTGTGGGACCGCTACTTTGAGCCTGGAACGCGCCCCGTTGTGGAGTTCGAGCCTAACCCTGCCATCGAGAACGAGGAAATAAAGCACCAGGAGAATGTAGCACGCCTGCAGGCAATGGGTGCACCTGAGTCACAGTTCCTTGTGGAGGATACAAGATATGCCGATGCCATGGACGTATGGTCGTGGAAGGTGAAGTTCTTCGACTTGGACGGAAAGCCGTGTACCATCGAGAATGCTCCACACTGCGTCCAGTTTATTTGGGATACCAGCAATATGTACTGGCGCGAGTGCGAGGCAGGCAAGGCTACACCTGCACAGATACAGCATACCGTGGCACACTTTTGCAACAAGGCGGGTGCTCTTGGCTATGTGTTGTCGCAAAACCGTGACCGTCATCATTCGCAGGTCGTATTAATTACGGAATACAGCGTGGCGGACGAGAAGGGCGATCATGGCCGCAACGGTAAGTCTATGTTGGCAGAGGCGCTGTCCGTTGTTCGTAAGACACCAGAGCCCGTTGATGGTAAGAATATTGTCATTAACGACAATGTGGGCAAGGCATTCTGTGCCTTCAAGCTTTCCGTTCATGGGTTCATTCGCGTAGAGGACTTGTATAAGAACTTCGACTTCGAGAAGTTCTATAACATCTGTCGAGGACTCCCTATCAAGACGTTGTACGAGAATGCATACACCTGCCCTGTTGACCGTAGCCCTAAGATTATCATGACGTCGAACAGGCCTATCGACACTGTTAATAACGAATCCGCACGCGACCGTGTGTATGAGGTAAAGACATCCGACTATTACCATGCCGCCAACGGAACACTGCACCCCAAGCGCAACTTCTATACCAAGTTCCATTACGACCTGGGCGATGCACCGGATCACCGTCAGCAGCAGGCACTGTATATGATGATGGCTCAGTTCCTGCAGTTCTACCTGCGTATCCAGGATGTGCCCCGTGCTCCGCTTAGTGGCGATGCCAGGCTGAGAGAGGTACGCGCCTCTATCCGTGACGACAAGTTCTGTGACTGGTTCCGTTCTATCTACGACAAGTTCAAGGGTGTGCCGCTGCCTATCCGCGACCTTACGGTTTCCTTTATGCGTTATAGAGGTAACAAGCGCATCGAGCGAGATGACATCGAGACCTTTATGTCGTCACGCGAGCTGGAGAATAAAATCGTGGAATACTGCCGTGGCATGCATATCCATGTGAATCCGGACGAAGCGATATCGTCCCTGTCGGATCGTAAGAATCATAAGCTGCGTATTACCACTTGGCAGTACAAGTACGACAACGAACGTGTCGGTGGACGTGAACGTGTAGGTGGTGTAACCTGCCTGATATTCTTTCCCTATGGTAGCGAGATTGTACCGCCTAAACCGCCTGTCGAAGACCCAGGTATCAATAACTACCTCTAACCTCTAACCGCTAACCACTAACCGATATGAACCTTACTATCAATTCCTCACTACTTCTTTCCATGCCTGTGTCCAACAATATTACACACATGGCTATCTATATGTTACTGGTATTACTGGCAGACCCTTCCGGCGCTGTAACAGAGACGCGCGCTGCCCTGGCAGAGAGGCTGAACATGCCGGTGGTGATAATAGACGCTGCCGTTAAGGCGCTTTGCCAGCAACATCTCGTAGAGGACGAAGGAACGTCCCTGCGCGTGTTGGCTAACAAGGCGTGGAAGTTGACGCAACAGAAGGTGATAAAGAAGATAAAGGATAAATGTAAGGCAACGGAAACTCCTGTGCGCGCCGACATAAACGCCCGCATAGAAGCATTCAAGGATTCTGCACGTATCGAGTTCAGGTTATGGCAGGATAATCATCCCGACAAGGAGTTTCCCGATGTAGAGCAGCAGGCGTTTATGGATTATTGGACGGAACATAACGATGGCGGAACGACCTTCCGTCGCGAACGCGAAAAGGTGTGGTCCTGGCAGCTGCGAATTTCTACGTGGTACAAGAACATCAGCCATCGGACATCATCCCTCAGTCCTCAATCATCTTCCCTTGCAGAGCTAAACAAGCGCATCTCCAAGGAAGAGAAGGAGCGTAAGGAACAGGAACGAAGGGAAGAATGGAGGCAGCGCGAACAGAACAAGGGTGGGTTGGATGCTTATATTCGCGAGCTGCAAATGGCAGCCGATGGCGACGAAACCATGCGCCAGAAATACCCCGACTGGCAATACCTCGTCAGCAAGAACTTGCCCTCATGCTAACGCTTGTGTACATGTGGCCGCACCATTCGTTGACAGGTACGCCATAAATCCTTTTCATTTCTGCCAGGATATCATTTGCCATATCCTTCATGCCTTGATGATACTTCTTGTCGAGCGCTGACGTGTGCTCTTTCTCCGTTACACCGCCTAATAAGTGAATAAGAATCCTCCTGATTTTCATGGTTGTTTATTAGTTTACTGTTTACTGTTTACTGTTTACATTTTCAAATTGAGAATTGAGAATTGAGAATTAGCTAAAGTCTAAAGTCTAAAGCCTAAAGTCTAAGGTTCGCTAACCGATAACTCAACTGCCGCAAAGGTATAAAAAATGTGCATATTAGCCAAAGGAAAGCGGGAGTTTTTACCACCGGCGGTAACACCGTGCGGATACTCAACGAAAACTGTCCTTTCGCGCAAGGTATAAATTATGTTACTTTGCTCCCATGTTACAGACAAGAAGACTTTTGCATGTGAGCAAGATATCTGCTCTCATGGAACGTGAGGACATAGACGGTAATCGCATACCGTTCAGTATCCATTACAAGTGCAAGAACGGCGCGACCGTTGACACGGGTCACGATAAGATTGCCGTTTGCATTGGTGTTGACACGCGCCTGCACCGGCATACGCTACGCTTCATCGGAAGCAACCAGATACGCAAGGTAAGGGATGTGCTTATCAGGCGTATCGACGACACCCGCATAGTTGTGAAATAACAAAAGCATAACGATATGAGTAAGAAGCCAAGCTTAAAAGAGCAGACAAAGAAGTTTGTGGAGCAGACAAGCGCCCTTCGTAGACAAGGTTTCGAGGCGGTTGTAAAGGAGTTTGAGTTGCCAGACGAGGGATATCTGTCCAAACTGGAAGGTCTGGTGCGCAATGAACCTGGCATATCCGCCGCAGTGGAAGGTGGTGGAGGGCAGAAGAAACCTGCCAAGATAGACGTACCAGGCGGATTGGCAGGCATCGACGTAACGATGCTGGACTATTCGCAGAACGTTTCCCTGCCTATTCGTGACAAGGATAACAATGATCTTGGGAAATACATTCCATGGGGACGCTTCAACAACCTACCTAACATGATCTACCGTCTGTCGGGAGATATGCCTTGGACGGCTCAGGCCCTGCAGTACCAGTCTGATACGGCAACGGGCCTTGGTCCGCGTCTGATGTATCACCTTGCACGCTATAGCGGCGGCACTGTCACTGACGAACTGATACCATACGAGGATGCGGGTTTATGGTTGCGCCAGCGTAAGCGCGAGTTGCTTGCTGACATCATAGCTTTGCAATCGAAAGCGGATTCTATCGGAGGGCCTTACAATAAGCAGCTCATGGATTCTTATGATGCTGAGTTAAAGGAGGTAATAAGTGATTACGAGGAGTGGGAGAAGTATCTTCCAGAGATCGAGGAGTTCCTGAAGTCCAATAACCTGGACCAGCACTTCCAGTCGTGTATGTCGGAGGATGTACGCTTGGATATCTACTTCCCGACAATAGGTCTGAACCAGGGCCGTTCGGGTGCGTGGGATCCGAAGATTGTCCGCATAGACCTTCTGCCCTGTACATGTGTCCGTTTCGAGGAGCGCGACGAGCAGTGGAACATCAACCACGTGTTCTACTCAGAGAATTGGAGAGAGGACTTCATTACCACGCGCAAGTCTTCGGCATACGTTGTATCGAACGATGATGTAGTACCTTATCCTGTTATCATGCCCGAGCATGGCTTTGATGCTATCCGCGAATATGCCAGCAAAAACAAACGTACACAGATTGGCCAGCGTCAGCTCTGGTGGTGCTGCCCACAGTATCATGCCACTATGAATAAGCTGTATTACCCTCAGCCTGCATGGTGGTCTATCTTCCCATCGCAGGTGTTCCGCTACGCCAGTACGCTTATCTACGACAAGGCGATAGCCAAGAAGAACTCCGTTATGTGGGGTAAGATTCTGTACGTTAACACCTCGTTCCTTAACAAGGTCTTTCAACAGATGGGCATCGAGGGCGATGAAGATGCGCAGAAGAAATACCGCAACCAGCTGTACGATAGGGTAGAGGACTTCCTGAAGCGCAGGTCCAACAACGGCAAGCTGCTTATTATGGACTCTTACACCTCTGCCGACGAGAAACAGCTGATAGATTCTGTGCGCATCGTGGATGTTCCGCAGGCCAGTGAGAAGGACAGTGACGCCTCTCTGCAGATTGCAACCTCTGCCGTATTCTTCGCCCTTGGCGTACATCCGGCATTGGTAGGAGCAACGCCTGGCTCAACCTCTACATCCGGAACCTTCCAGCGTGAGCTGCACCTGCTGAAGGTAACACAGCTTTCTCCACGCCAGCGTAGATATTTGGCCTGGCTAAACGGCATAGCACGCTTTAACGGATGGCCCAAGCATGCGACATTTGTTATCAAGCAGGCAACATTAAGTACCCTCGATGCCAGCAAGACAGGTATTGTAGAAACCCACGAAGAATAAACTATGACACACGGACTGAACCTACAGATAGCTGCCGAGGCGGGAACGACGGGACCTAAATGGTTGGATGCGTTTCTGCCGTCAAATGTCAGCATAGATATTACCCTTAACTCGCAGATATGGAATGCCAAGGCTGGTTCGTTCTCAGAGACTATCGCTCTGCCCATCGAAGAGAACCTGCACATCCTGGGCAATTTGGCATCCATGCGCGGCTGCGATGTATATAAGCTGCTGTATGGTCGCCGGTTCCGTCTGTACGCTGAAGGTGTACTATTCTTCTACGGTGTAATACATCTCGATCAGGAGGTATCCATTAAGGATAACACCATAGAGATAGAGCTGGCTTCCTCCACCCTGGAATGGGAAGACCTGATTGCCGACCTCGACTGCAGGGATGTGCCGCTGAAGGATAGGATCAAATTGGGTTATGTGATAAACGACGAAGAGGAAGTGGAGGTCAATGTTGATTACACGATTATTATAGTTTCGTATGCTGGAGGACAGGGCGGCACAAGAAAATGGAAACGTAATGACAAACCTCTTCAAAAATTAAAGTTACCGTCATTCCTTATCCCAACAAACACGGTTACTAATAGTCCATACCCTGATGCTAAATTTTGCAACATTAACATCTGCTGGCAAAAAGAGGATTCGGAAGGCAATAAACTAAGGGAATACGAGGTCCGTTCGTATAACCGGTATAATACAAGCCCGTGCTTTTATGCCATGTATTTCCTGGATTGCCTCTTTAACCATCTGAAGATATCTGTACTGCAGAACGACTTTCTTGGCGTTCACGACATGAAGCGTTTGGCTTTTGTAAACACTGGTTGTTTTTATGATATTGACAAAGCGTCACCGTCGCTTTATCATCTTTTTTCTGGCGATTACATAGAGGCAAGTTCTGCCGAGGATGGTAAAGACAAACCGTTTTTTCGTTGGGGAAGTGCCGGTCGATATTCGGAACTTTATGTAAGAGACCTCAAGGCGAAAATAATAGACAAGGTTATTGAAACTTTCGACGCTTACGCTACAAGCAAGAATTTCCCGGACAAGGATGTAAAGACTGTAATGAGTGCTATACTGGATGGGTTTGGTGCACGCTTGATTTATAATTCTATAGATCAGACGTGTAGCATTGTCTTACTTCGGAATATACTACGTCAGACAGAGTACACCGAGATACCGTGTGCAATTTCAAGCGTTTATCAAAAACAGTTACATAAGAATGGATTCCGTGTAAAATATAGTGCGTCTGTGGAGGATAAAGAGGTGGATATGGAAGATTTTGGCAGGGATACTATGTACAACTATACTGAATACAAAGATTCTGTCAGCACTCTGTACAAAAATATATACCAATCCGCCAAGCTGTATGATAATACGTGCTATATAGACGAACAAACCGGAAACGCCTATCGCGTTAAAGTAGATAAAGACGCCAAGAGGAAGAGTGAACTTTATCCGTCATGGTTTGAAGTTGGTCAGTTCTGTAAAGTCGAATACGGGGACTGTTCCGATAACGAAATGATTGAAGAGGTATCGGTCGGTTTTTCCCCCGTCGTAATGAACGTGGTTAGCACGTCAAACAAATACGAACGCTTTGCGTACTTTGTTGACACTGACAGTGTTGCGGATGTCATTACATCGTCCGAAGAAGTGTCATTCGATCGCGTTTGTGTAAATACAGACGGCGAAGTGCCTGGAATGGACGCTTATTATGAGAAAGAGTGGACGCTTCAACTTAGCGTTAAATACAAGGGTGGAGTTGCGTACAACCCTACACAGCATGCCCAAAATCCTTTGAATGAAATTGACAACGGCCTAACGTTAGGTTTCTGTCGTGGCAATATCCCAATTAGTCAGGCGGCTGAGTATGACGACGACGGCAACTTGATTAATTTCTCTGAAATGAGAAATGTCTTCCACTCAGACAGTGTGGATTCGTTCGGCAATGTATTCGACTATAACGACGACCAATCCGGTATAGATGGTGACGATGAACGTATATCACTGAAACTGAGGGCGGAGAAGCCTGACGTGGAGAACGGCGGATTCCTTCCCATATCAGACCCGTTAAGCCAGAGGCGCGGCATCTTTAGCCGATTCTATACGGAATACGCCAAGTGGGTAACGGAGCGTAACCTGGTTGTAATAGAAGCAGAGGTAGAGCTGGCATGGCTAATGAATATAGACATGACGAAAAAGTACAAGATAGGGGAGTTCGTGGGATTCCTGAAGTCCGTTAAGTATTCCATCTCTAACACGGGCCTCTCGATGGTAACATTCGAGCTGTACTACCTTTAGTCAATTCATAATTCACAATTCATAATTGAAACTTGAAACCTGAAACCTGGAACCCATCTCTCATCTATAATCTATAATCTATCATCTAAAACGACATGGCACATATAATAACACTTAACAACAGTACAGAACAGTTTTACTTTGCCGGAAGTCCCGTAGTAGTTAATGTTACGGTGGATAACAATACGTTCCCGCAGGGTGCATCTCTGCGCAAGATGAACATTATGGTAGAAGGCACCTATACGGTGGGCGGAACCGATTACAACACATCCTTTTTCTTTGCCGGCGAGACAGACAACGGAGAGACATATACGGCAGATATTTCTACTGCCCTGCGTGCTGCCATGTCGCGCCGCGTGGTATCTCCTACATCAACAAGCATCATGAACAAGGTGCAGTTCAAGGTTACGGCCTACGCCTCCTATCTGCTGGACGGCGAGGACGTTTCGGAACGTAACACACCAAAGCAAGTGGACACGGGCAACGAACTGTACAATGCGCAGCCAGGTATGTTTACGGAACTGGAGCTGATGATTAACGGCGGCAACCGCATCCCCGCAACTTTAGACTTCTCGACGAAGCCTACGGAAGGCGCGCTCTGCTATCCTGGATATCGCATCCGCTATGTTATGAGGTCTCAACAGGGAATATTGCCGGTTACGTTTGTTGTAGATCCCGCCCCAACGGATGTAACATGCACTGTTAATAATAGGACCTATTACATCGAACGCAATGCGCAGTGCTACTCCCTGCTATTTCTGAACAGGCGCGGTATGTTGGAGGATGCTTGCTGTATGCCACTTGAAGCACTGCAGTTCAATATGGACAAGAAGGAATATCAACAGCAGGGATTGCCATCCGAAACACCCGTCTCGTCTCTTCGTGCTGTACGTCCGTCCATCAGGCGCTCCTATGCCATGAGCAGCGGATATACTACGCAGGAGATGGCAGACTGGTGGATAACGGAGTTCCTGGCATCAGAACATTACTGGCTCTTGCTGGATGGCAGGTGGATACCCGTCAGTGTGGTACCGACAAACAAGAAACTTACGGAATACGACAGAGCAAACCCGGGGGCTTGCTCTGTAAACTTTACCGTTACCCTTGCGCTGGAAGGGTAGGGCAGAGTGTCTATATCTCTGGTACATCGGTATCGAGCCACCATATTACGTTGGGAATGTTCCACTCTCCCTTGCCGTACTTATTAACATCCTTATCGTTCGGGCGAAAGGCGAAGGCTGGCTTGAAGCTGGGCGGGTTATAGTTCATGGTAAGAACAACAACCTTGCGCCCATACTCAGGCAGCGGACCCTTAACGGCATCTTGCCACAGGTCGCGCCGCATCTTAGGCTGTCCTGCCGATGTGCGCGTCCATACAAGGTTATCGGCATTGTTGTTGTGGATATCCCCGTCGAGATGCCGTACATACTGATACCGGTGCGGGTTGGGGACAAAGTACTGGGCAACGGCCTTATGAATCCTAATCTCCTTGCTGATACCGTTAAGGCGCACACCAGAGCGCAGCTCGTTGATACACTTCGATGGTACCTGGTAGTGGTACTGCTTCAGGATACGCTCATGGCCTCCTGCTCCTTCGCGTGTGTTAATACTGCGCAGTCGCCCCATATTGCTAATCTGGTATTTCCTATGCTTACCATTAGCCTCATTAAGATCTTTCCATATTTCTTCCATAGTTAGTTTACTGTTTTTAATTGAGAATTGAAACTATCTCTCATCTATAATCTCACACCTTCCCCTTCCAGATGTCTATTATCAGTTTGATATATTCCTTAATCCTACCAAACTGAGTGAGGAGGAATATTGCCAACGCGGTTAACAGTAACACTCTGCCCATGTCATTCCTTTACAATTAGTACTTTAACCGCCTCTCCCCGCTTTACGTCAAAGGAAGGTTTAAGCTGCATTGTGGGGTCCAGGTCGATCCACGTTCCGTCAGTAAACTTAATATAGTTACTCCTGTCGCCTACACCGCTTTTTGCATCCGCCATAAGTTCCTGGATGGCCTCTTCCTTCGCTATCTCTACAGCCCTGAGCGCCTGTTCAGGCGTCAGCCAGTCGCTGTAGGATATAACTTCCGTCCCCATTATCGACTCACAAGACACCAGCTCGTTACTGCAGCTCCTTGTACATTCCTTAATAAATTTTTCCGCTTTCATATCCAGTCCTCCTTTAATATTGTTGAGTAATTGTTGAGTAATTGTTGAGTAATTGTTGAGTAATTGTTGAGTAATTGTTGAGTAGTTGGAGAGTAGTTGGAGAGTAACTGTTCAGTCCTTTATTACCACTCTAAGGTTCGATACAAAGTTGTTGTTAATGTTGCCGTCAATATGCCTCACCCTCTGCTTCAGGTTGAACAGGTCGAATCCGGCAATAAAAGCTTCCGCTACAAGGCGGTGCACACAGAAGTAAGAATACTTGCCGTAGCGCTTTAGCCATACGCGCAGCGCGCCAGAGTTCTTGACGGGGTGAAGCTCCCTCTCCGTCCGCACACTACCATCCTTGCGGTAAAAGATTCTCCTAACGATTCCTCTGTCACATACCTCATACTTGTTGTCGGTATCGGGTATCATCTTCCATGTGTCAGTTACTTCATTCATTTCAGTATCAGTACTTTTACTTTGTCGCCATCGTCCATGCTGCGTGTTATGGTGGGCAGCGAAGGGACAACAAGCATCCTTTCTCCTTCATCATCTACAAGCATTCCATCAATAGCATCCTTTAACATTTGCCCATATACTTCATTTGCAATCTGGTATGCAGTCTGATTATTCTCGGCAAATACCTCAGGATTATCCGTATGGGCAACTTTACGAATCGCCGCTTTCACATATCTGTTCATGGTTCAGTCCTCCTTGTTATGGAAATTAAACCTTACTATCAGCTGGTTTCGCAGCACTTGAATAATATAATCGTCAGCATCCATCCGATCTTTCCAGTTATCGAGCACCGTGTTCGGGTAGTCGTACTTGGCACTTAATGTCAAGACTACCGCGAATCCGGTTTCCTTGCACGTCTTAGCATTGCATAATGCCGGTATTCTGAAATCCTTGATTACGCCATCATTTACCTCTGCCATTATATCTTTGACAACCCTGACAGCCTCTTCTTTTTTATCCTTTGCCATATTTGTATTCCTTTTAAGTTATTTCCTTTTTACGTTCAACAATTTTAGAATCTGCAGGCACTTGTCGTAGGTGACGCCATTATAATTGTCGTCGAAGTCCACATGGAAACGTCGGCTTGGCTTGGCAAACTTGTTCCATTGCTTGATGATTTCGCGGATATGATACACCTCCTTGCCGTAGCCTGGTAGATGGATAAAGTCGCACGGTCTGCAACCGCGATACCACTCATGCTTGCTATTGTACTCGATACCCCATCGGATATTGCCCTCTACCCATACGTGGATAATCTTCTTGATATACTCCTTGCGTTTTCTGCCGCTGCTGCGCTCCCGCGCCCAGCACTGGACGTAGGCGTTGGCGATGTCGTACCACATACCGTATGACGTACCGTAGCCGCCGTGACGCATCTGGTTGTACATCCATTTGAGGTAGTAGTAAGTGTGCAGCGGCCCGCGCCCGTGACGTGTCATTCTAACGTGCTTCATTGTTCATTCCTCCTTTGGTTCTAAATCTTGTCCTCCTGACGGGACGTATGGCGGGCAGGCATCCGCTGCTTCTTTTGTAGCAAAAGCATTGTTAGCGTCAACCTTACCTGGAATGTTGCACATAGGGCCATCGTCTCCCGTATGATACATCACGCAGTAACTTTCCTTCCCTTTCTCTAATCCATAGATAACAATAACCCTTGTGATAGTAACCTGATATGCCTTATCTGTCACAAGGTTCTTGCGCCAAACCACATCGCCTGGCTTAAACTCAAATTCAAATTCTATCTTCATAATCACTCCTCCTTCTTTTGCTCATGTTCATGCACGAGGTGGTTCGGGTCAACATCGTCGAAGTCTATCTTCTGCTGTGCATCACGTTCTGCGATACGTTCTTTCAACTTACCCTCCAACTCGTCGAGGATGCGACGAAAGTTGTTCAATGCCTCGAAGTCTGGAAACACTAACGACACTTGTATGCCGTTGTACGTCTCTTCGTCATTGATAGGGTCGCCAGCCTTTGCCGCTGGGTGTTTCAGTTCAGCCATACCAACGGTCAATACTTCTTCTCCGGCATTATTGACCGTGCCGAGATACATTCCGATTGCACCGCCGAATATCACTTGTGCCTGTCCGATGATGCCGCTTTTTAATTTTCTTGCCATAGTTCCTTTTAATTTATTTACTTTCTGTTAGGGTATCGCTCCTTGTAACGTTTATTGGACTCGTCCATGATTTCCTTGTATTTCTCCTTTACGTTAATGCCAAGTTCTTCAAGTACATCCATAAACACAAGCCTTTCGATATTGTTGTAGTCGGCACCCTCTACCATCGTCCTGTATAGGCCGTAGTATTGCTTTGCTTCGTACTCCCATGACCGTGCCTTGTCCTCGGCATCCTTCAGCTCGTCCTGCAGCTGCTTGTAGGATTTCTCCTGGTGCTTGCTGTCGAGTTCGTCTTGCAGCCGCTGGCGGTACATCAGCGAGTAATCCACCTGCTTGCGGTAGTTGCACTGCCAGGTCTTCATGTTGTAGTAGAACTTCTCGCCGAGGTTCAACTCCGCGTCGGTGTACTTCGTCTTGTGCAGTTGCGGAGCCTTGCGCACTATCTTGATGCGGTGCAGCCACTTGTCGGGCTGGTCCTCGAAACCGTCCTTGTAGGTGGTGATATACACCAGTCCTGCGTAGGGCGGCACCTCGTCTGCATCGAGCAATCCCTCCGGCACGGCATAGTAGAAGTAGTTCGGCATCCGCTCGCCGACGGGCTTCATCATCAGTTTGGCCCCTTCCTTCGTAATCTGCGGGTAACGCTTACGCTTCTCTTTGAGCAGGTTGCCGAAGAGGTCGGCCTCGCGTGCTATGGTGCTCTCGTCGGGCAGTGCCGAGTTTAGCAGCAGGTGCTTCTCTACCTTGTGACGGAAGTCGTTCATGTAGTCACTACGGCTTATCTTGATCTCGAACTCGTAGATGTAGCCTGCCTTGGTCCAGATGAGCTTGTCACTCTCCCAGCCAAATACGAATAGCCCGTCAACGTTGTACTTAGGCGAGGCGATGAATCCGCCCAGCACGCGCTGTATCTTCTGCTCGGTCAGTGTGGTGTCGATTGGCATCGCTCAGTCCTCCATATCAATATGCCCGATAACTTTGCAGTCTTTAAACGTACTCTGCGACTGCGTACTGGTGTAGCAGTAAGGCTGGCCGTCCTTCTTGATTTTGCGAATCTGAACACAATCGCTCCATCGGGTGTCGATGCCGCACACCATCATGTCTCCGTAGTGGTCGGTATGCACCACATCACCTTTCTTCACGCCATACTTCTCGCAGAAGTCGGCAAACATACGCTCCCTGCGCTCGTCGGTCAGCAGACTGCGCTGAGCTTTCAGTGCGGCAATCTTTCCGTCGATCACATCAATGTCCTTATTGATTTCTGATAGTTGCCTCATAATCGTATTCATTTTAAGTTATTTATTCTTGCGCCTTGCCTGCTTCTGCTGGCGGCGATTGGCTTTCTTTACTTTTCTTGCTTTCGGTCCTATGCCATGACGGTAGTCGTGGTGGGGCATGATGGCATTTGTGCAAAGCATCATCATGGCCATAGCATCCATTGTCTCTTCTCTAAGTGGTTTGTGCATAGTCAGTCCTCCTTAATTAGTTCATGTCCCGTCCAACGGTAGCCCTTTGCCTTCAGACGGGCAAATAGCAAGTCGCGCTCGTCAGTATAAGCCTTGTGGAATGTGACACCGCAAAACGTGCCTACGCCTATATTGGGGCCTATGCTTGTATAACCGTCAACGGTGTTGGTGCAAGCATGGTAAATAATGGCCTCGCGGGTGCCTCCGTACTTCTTCTCGCGGTCGATGCCCTTGTAGATAGCAATGCACTGCCCGCCTGAGATAATATCGCCGTCTTGCATTTCATCAGGATTGACGGGCTGCTCTATCAGCTCGTCGTTCTCGGTGTACTTACGCCCGTCCTTGCACTGGATGTTGTCGTCATCGTCCCACGTCCAGCAGTCAGGGCAGTAGTGCTTGACGTCAATCTCCCGCCAATTCGCCGTCAGTGCTTCATCGCGTATCAGACTGCCGTCGGGATCGTCGCTGAAGCATACGAAATCATTTCCATCGTGGAACGTTTCACCACAACAGTCACATACAATCTTGTAAGATTCTACTTTTACTTTCATATCTTGTTCCTTTTAAGTTATTTATTCCTGCACCTTTAAACCGTATATCGTTGCCGACAGACGATTGAGCTGTTCTTCGGTAACAACCATCTCTCCATTGTGAAGATTGGTTGTCATGCGACGCAGATAGTTTGCAACCTTTCGTATCCACTTGGTGTTACGTGGATAATCCGAGCGGTGCGCCTTCTTCATCTTGCGTGGCATACGTTCCAGTTGGCGCTCTAACTTTACATCCCACTTCAGCGGCTTTTTCAGCAGCGCCATCAATTCGTCACTTGGCTTTTCCATCGTTCCCGTGAACGTGGCTTTAAAACCCTTTGCGCTATAATACGGCTTTGCATCACCATCATCTTTGTAGGTCAGCATTCCTGGCTTGATGCTCACAGCTTCGCCGAGCGGTATTGGCTGCGCATCGGGATTATTCTTCAGGTCTTCAACGCGACAAAAATAGAACTTGCCAAGTCCAGCAGGTATCAGTTCTTCTCCCATTCATCAATCCTCCTTAGTATATTTCACTCCAAAGCACCAACGAAGCATACAGCGATGGAACCAGCCAATGCGTTTGAATACCGGGATGAGCGTTTTTGTCTCTTCATGTTCAAGGTAGCCAATAGGTTTTGGTTGTGTCTGCACAAAGTCTGATGCCTTGGCCCCCATCTGGCTAATGGCTTTACCCAACTGTTTCAAGTTTTCGGACACGCGCTCTGCAGCCGACGGTTTCTCTTCTCCGAGATTGTTAAGTTCGGCCTTACAGCGTTCCAACTCGCGCTCTACTACCTCCATCAGCGGACCATTGAGCCATGTCGGTAGGTCTTGCATGTCAGCGTTCTTATGACTCCAGTTCATACAAAACTCAAAGTGAAATGAGCTTGCACTGTCGTTGATACCCCAATGGCTCCACCTGCCGCTCTTGTAGTAAGACAGTGCCGTCTCCATCTGCTGAATGTCTTCTTCAAGTTCCTTTGCTCGTGCTAATGTCTCTTTATCCATAGTTACTTTTATTTAATTTAATTATTCAAACAACGATTTCTGCTTATACCCCTTTGGCAGCTCGTCGCTACTGTAGGCACGCAGGCAGTCGTTCGGATGACAGATAGACTTATAATTATCGTATTCCTTGTAGAGCACCCATTGCCCGATGTCACCTGCCCAATAAGCATACGACTCATCGTTGTAGAACATCTGACAACCATTCATGCTCTCAGGAAAAAGTGTAGTTCCTTCAGGTATCATAGGTCGCTTATATCAAGTTTAGGTATTGGCATCCAAAACGCCACGTCACTCGTATAGCCAAAATCGTCCAAGAACCATTCTTTCTTGGCGGCATTATACCAGCCAACGTAATACTGGAACGATTCACGCTGTACGTCAAGCACTGCGCAAAACACCAACTCGCAGTGCTTTGGCAACTCCTCTTTCGATTTTATCCAGGGTTTATTCATCGTGTCAGTCCTCCTTTACATTGCAAACGAGACGAAGTGGATTGCGCCGTAGATGGCTCCGTCGGGAGTGCATCGCTTAATCCTCATAGCTCCGGTTCTATTCGTTTGGTCTTTTCGAGAGTCTGTTTCGCTATGCCCTCCATCTGCTCCTGCGTCACCTCGATGATAACCTTGATGCCAGCAGGCTTTTTCTTAACCTTGAACTCCACCTGAAACGATGTGGATCGCATCATGTCTGCAATACCCTGAATGGTCTGCTCTCTTTTTTCTTCTGTTGTCATAGTCAAGCATCTATTTTATTGTAAAACCAATTATATAACCTTGCAAATAAGAGTTCCCATAATGTTTTTGATAACACTTCTACAATACCAATCAATAGTAATGCAAGTAGTAATGCAAGTAGTCCGTATGAAAGTACTGCCCATTTGTCTGTCCAGTATTCTTTATATTCCTTTATTACTATTTTATTAAGATAAGCAAGAGTTGCCAAACTTAAAACAACGCCTACCAAATAAATGGCTAAGCCTATTAAAATCCATAATATCACATTCATATCTTTACTATTTAATGTCGTACATTTCTTCTTTGGTCATCATCTTTATTGTTATCTAATAATTCTAATAGTGTGAACTCCATAAACATGCGACATGTCCCACAGACATAACGTCCAAGTTCCTGTTCGTATCGCAAATCTCCATTACAGTTCGGGCATTTTTTTGAAATCATCTGTCAGCCCTCCCTATCGTTTCAGTTCCTCTGGGAACTCATTGAACCTGCGCACAATCTCTTTGCAGAGCGCATTGGCACTTTCCACGTCGCCGGTATGGACAGCTGCTATCTGCAGGTTCATGCCGTTCTCGATGCACATATCCGCATCCATCTCGTCACGCCCAAACGGACGGACGCCTCTTCCTGGAATATCCACCAGCTTCATCGTCTTAGTGTCGAACTCAGCCGGCTCATCCATGTACTTCCATTTCAATATGATCTTCATAGTTACTCCTACTTTGTTTTACAGAATCCACAAGTGCCTGGCCCTTTGCGCTTGCCACGACGTTTGCTAAAATAGCAGGCGAGACAGTCCAGCAGCTTTACTTCCTTCTCGAATTTCATGCAGTATTTCATAACTTTTGTTTTTCCGTTTTGTATTCGTTGTACTCTTTGATGTAGAGGACATTCTGAGCATACTTGCGGAAGTCTTCATCGTTGTAGATGTTGCCGACTACCTCGTATTCCCATGCAGGGCGAGATTTCTGACCGAAGTCCGTAAACGGGTCGCAGTAGCCTTGCTCTACATTGTGAGCACCGATGACTTGAGTGATGCGCTGCTCCATGTCTCTGCCGGCGCAGACAAGGAAACACGTGCAATCCTGTTCCCATACTACGTCGGTGTACCAATCGCTCTCCTTCAGTTCCTTGGTCTGATAGTCTTCGTCTATCTCAAAGACGTGCAGAATGTCGCCCTCGAAGATGCGAGTTCCGTTCTTGTCCTTGACTCCAGTCCATACGCAGATTGTGTCAGGGTCAACGTCCCATCGCAGCGACTTCGTAGAGCCTTGGATATAGCACACTCGCTCCATGTTTTCCATCATGTCAACGAGATAGCCTTCCACCCATTCGCCCGTCAAGGTCTTGGCCTTGAACCAGCGTGGGGCTCGGCTTTGTTTCTTCCATTTCAATACTTCTACCATAATCAGTCAATTTTACATAAATATTCGATAACAGGATTTATATAGTCTGTATCATATAGCCAGTCTCTGTTTCTTGATTCATTTTTGAACCCAACCACACGGTATTTAAAGCGCTGTCCTTTATGGTTAAAAATAACCACTCCTCCTATCTCAGGGCAAGCAATGTAATTGCCGTTAGTATCAAATATCTCAATGAAAGCATATTTGGGAAGTTCTTCCTTGGACAACATCGCGCGGTAGTTGTACCACTCCTTCGTCCTGAAAGGGACACCCTGGCGCTTCGCCATAAAAAAGCGAAACAACTTTGTCGATTGAATAATCTGTTTCATGGGTTTTGCTTGTTTTGTTTTTTCGTTAGCATGGTAATGTGATTGGACTGCCTGTCAATTTTGCTCAGCAGATTGCGGATATATCTGTCCTGTAGGTTAATAATTTTATTATTTTCCTCGATGATAGCATCTTTCTGGCTGATAATATCCTTGTAATAGGCAGCTACCTTATTCCTGGTCTGCTCAACTATCTGCCGTCTCGTCTCTTTCATAATTATCCCTCCTTATCCGCAAACTCAAAAATCAGCCTCGGGCAGTACTTGCTGTCGATGACATAGCGGCCACCGATGCGCAGAAAACCGCCCGTAGTCCACTTGCAGTCCTTCTTGCCGCCAAGGCCGTGGCGGGAGGCACAATTTACATAGGCAAGCTGTGGATCCTTGCCGGCCTCCTTGAAATCACGCATCGTCTGCACATGACCGCAGGCAGGGCACTTGAATTTCCAGTCAAGCCAATCCTTTCCATAAAGACGCTTGCCTTCCTCCATCCACTTCTGCAACGTCACCACGCTGCCGTACTTCGATAGGTCAGGCTGGTTGGCATCCTGGTAGTAGTTCACCCACGAGTAAGTACGGTCTTTCTCCCACTGCTCCAGCACAGCCTCACGATCAACACCGCAGGCATCTGCATACTGCTGGGCACGGTCCAAGACCCACTGCATCTGTTTTCTCAACTGTTCAGGGCTGTCAAATGACTTCCCGCCTTCAATCGTCTTCTCTACAGCCGCCTTCAGCGACTCATAGCCTTTCTTTGGTTCTGCCATAGTTACTCCTCCTTATTTACAGGTTCGTTTACTTCGTCGGGGTACATACGGATGGTGATTTCGTCTCCGATGGTCTCTTCCGATGTTACCAGTCCCCAGGATGTTCTCACCTCAAGAGTGGTCATCAGCGTCGTTGTCAGCTCAATGCCGTGGATGGGAAGGCGGAACTGTCCCTTACAGATAGCCGACTTGTCACGGTCGATGGGCAACAGGTCGGGGTTGTGTATCACGGTAATGTAGCCACGCCCCGTGACGTAGTGACGGCTCTCTACCTTGAATGTTACGTACTGGCCCAATGTCGCGAGCAGCCATTCTTTGCCGCCCCATATATAGGTCGCCCAGTTCGTAGCGGCCACATTGCCTAACTCTCGCGGCGCATTTTTCTTAATCTCATCGAGGCTGTCGTAGTGCCCTACCAGTGTACGATCTACTGCGGAAATGTTTGGTACGTCCATAGTTCAGTTATTTTAGTTTGGTTAGTCCTAATTTCTGATAAAAATGCCACACACAGAAGTCATCGTTAGTGACAAAACTGCCGATATGTTTTAAAGCACCGTCTGGCGTACCTGAGTCAGGCAACTTAAAACCAGTACCGAAGCAGAGAATCTCTATTATCTGTATTGGCATTTCGGTGTTACATTCATACCAAATAGTAGGTTCTCCATGCTGGACTCCCACATGGATTATTTCAAAACCAAGTGGAACCTCAATTTTCTGATAGTCCTCGGTCTTCAGGTGCTGTTTATGTATAGTTCTCATAGAGCCTCCAGATTTTGTATTGCGACACATGAGCTTCTGATGTCAATCATGCAGCACGTGGTACCGCATATATCAAAGCATTCATGTGTTATTGTTGCTTCTTCGTATTTCCGACCTCCAAGAACAGGATAATACTTCACCCTCTTTCCAATCTTAATATCTTCCGGTTTCATAGTTCGTCTATTGATGTTATTATATCTTTTGTCTCGCCTTATTTAGTGCTGGGTGTACATTCACTTTTCCCCTCTTCAGCCTCGCCTGCTCCAATCGCGTCCAGGTAGCGTGTAAGTGCATCTACTGCTTTGTCTGGCAGTTGCTTGGCCTTGTCGTCGCTGTTAATATAATCTATTGTTGTCCCAAGGCCGTAGATAAGCAATACATCTCTTCTGGAAGGTGTAAAGGCATCGCCTAATGCTCCTACAACAAGAAGGATACTCGACAAGATTGCCGCTTTTTTAATTTTATTCACGGTATCCTCTTTAAATTCATCTGCAAGAAAAAAATACATTACAAGCATAACGACAACGCATATTATAGAAATAAACCAAATAGCTCTAAATAACGAGTCAAATTCACTTACTCTTGTTAACCAATAAAGTTCCTTCATATAATCCTCCTTAATTTTAGTTCTTGTTCAATCTTGTTTAAGTCCTCTATGTTTATCTTCCTTCCCATATTATTCCTCCTTCGTTATAAATCCGTTTTTGAGGAGCCAGCAGGCCATGTCAAAGGCTGCATCAATAAGCTCGTCGTAAAATGGGGTTTTGTGGTCTATGTCGTAGAATCCTGAGAACCGGTACATTCCGCGGGAAATCTCAATGACGAAAGGCCTTGTGCCGTCTTGTCTCCGTACTCTTTTAGCCATTACATTCGTTAGCGCCGCAACGCTCCAGCAAGGAGTGAATTTGTAGTCTGCCAAAGCAGCCTCTGTCGGCTTGTAAGAATTAACAGTAACAAATTTCTCGCCGTCTGGAACCAGCTTCCACCCTTCTTGTTTTAAAGGCTGAAACTCTGTAAGCCACAAGTCGGACGTGTTGGTTGGCAATCCCAATTCGGTAAGCTTTTTGCTTTGCTCTAATGAAGTATGGTTCATATACTACCCCTTCCCTTTCAGTTTGGCATTAAACATTGCTCGTAGCGCTTCCTCGCCGCGTCCCATCTTAATCATCATTTCGCTGACATTGGAATCGAAGTTGCTTGATTGCGCGACCAGGAGGCAGATTAACGCGAGGTGCTTTATCTGTTGTGACTGAATGGCCGTAATCTCTATCACCTTGTCCAGCATTCCCTTCTCGCTCCAATCCCTTGCACGCAGCTGCGGCAGGTTCTGAGCAAACTTCTCGCTCGAAGTAATCATATCCAGCAGGTACTTTATTAGTGCCGCCTTATCCTCCAGTAAGTTAACAATGTCAATCTGTCCGTTCATGTTATTTCCCCCTTTCTGCGTATCGTTACAAATCTCCCACAATTATTAGACTATGTCTTGTATCGCTGAATGATTGATTATAGATATTAACGTCAAACCTCTGCGCTGCCAACTCTTCAATTTTAGTTACTTTGCGGTCAATGGAAAATCCGTAATTCGACTGATTCAGGCGCTCCTCCACTTCTTTCACAGCTTCATCAAATGAGTGGGCAACAACATAGAAATTATCAATTTTGTTGTTAGCAATATAGAGGTGCTTATCTCGTCCATCCCGCACTTCCTCGCACGCTTTTTGTAGTATATCTTTGCTGTACAAGCCTTTCCTGTATTCGCACATCAAATCGTCCACATTGTCCGTAGCTCTCACTCTGAGCGTTATGCCGTTCCAGTAAACAAACACATCATCCTTAACCTTCTTGGCTTTTGCAATTACGTCTGGTAGAACTTTATCCAGTTCAGGATCTGACAACTCACCTTCAAATATTATTCTTTGTTTCATAATGGTTCTGTATTCGATTTTCTTTATGATGTTTACGTTTCTTATTAATGGCTCATTATCAGACCCTTTGCCTATATACTCGCCATTTACCAAATAGCAGTTCCTGTTTTCGTACTCTACAAGGTTGCGGAATGTGCCGAGGGTGTTGGCATTGATGGGAAGCGGCAGACAGACGGACACGTTGCCCCTATCGTCAATCTTGGCATCGTACACCGACACGCCATCTTCCTTCCTTACCAACTCTCCTGCGTGATAAACACCGGAGCGCTCCCCTTCTGGAATTTCGCCAAACCTGATATACATCGTTCAGTCCTCCTATATGTTATGAAGTCCTATAATCAGGTGTTTCTTTTCACTGTTCTTGCCAAACAATCCGCTGATGCTGTTTGCCCAGCATGATGTTTCAAACTTAAACTTACGCCAGTTGAAATATACAAACTGGCAATTTCCTTTTTCGTCAAATCTTACTATTTTCATATTCGTATTCCTTTTAAATTGTTTATTTCTGCGCCTTGTTTTTAATTACAATGGTGGTAATTGTTCTCTTCAAGTTCGGATTCTTAATGTAGCAATCCTCGAACTCGTCGCCGCACATACAAGAAAGACAGTGTTTGCATTTCTCGCAAATCTCGCGTTTCATTTCCATAGTCCATTATATTTTTAATTCTCCAATTCTTGATAAACTTGCAAAGAGTAAAGAGTTGCTACCGCTTGGGGATGATACGGTAGTCCATACGCGACCAACCACCGCAGGCGGTTATCTCCTTGATTTCGCGGTACTGCCATGCGTCGGGTATCTCGTCGAGAAGTTCGCCGTTCCTGTATTCGATGCGAGTACACCAATGGAACTCGCCCGCAGGCTCATCCTTCACTTCGATATACCCCCATTCACTTTTCTTCTCCAATACTTCGTTGATAAACTCGACGATGGTCTTTGCATTGTAGTCGCTAACTGAGAAGGGTGTTGTCTCGTCGCCCATCGTTCTGCCTATTGCCGTGAACTTCATCGTCAGTCCTCCTTAGTTTCTTGTTCTGTAATATATTGCTCAATGCCATCCTCAGCTGCTTTGTTGTATGCTTCAATTCTACCAATGTGCTTATTGCAGAATACATCCAGACGGCAAGAGTCGTCATCGAGATCCGTGCCAAAGTCGATGTCATCAATACACTCTTGGGTATAGAAGCGTGCCAGGACATCCTTTGTCTTTTCGATTGCGTCCTTTTCCTCGTCACTAAGACGTGAACTCTCGTGGTTCAATTCTTGCAGCAGCCGCACACCAATAAGATACATTGTCTTGTCTGTCATACTATTCTCCTTTCTGTGCTTTATCTTCCATATCAATAGCTTCGTCTTTCAGCTGCTCTATTATCGCCAATACAGCGTCTTTGTCTATGTGTTGTGCCATAACTATAATTCTTTATTTTCCTTTCTTTTTTTAAGTTCTGCTTCTAATTCTGCTATCGTGCAATCCTTCAGTAATCTCTTCTGTGCCTTCAAGCCAGACTTCTCGTAGAAGTAATTGAAGAGATAATAGTCAATACGCTCCGTTATTGTCTGGGCGTGCAATTTGTTAAGCTCTGCGTCCTCGACATTATCAAGCGTCCACTTCAACACTTCTTCTGTCAGCAAGAACATCCAAGGCTCAAACGGACACCCCTTTTGCAGTAGTTGTTCTAATGGTGTAATCATAGCGTTTCCAAATAGTCTGCCACATCTCGGCAGAGGTCACTCACTCGAATAGCTCCAGTATCGGTAGCCTTCCCTTCATTCTCATTGGCGCACTGCCTAAGTGCAGCAATCGCTTTGGGCAAATTGTCTTTTGTAATCTTCATGTATCAAACCCTTTTAATTATTACTTTCACTTTATCATGAACGTTCAGACATTCGGGAATTTTCATTAAAATATCCTTAAATCCATACGACATTTTATTACATACGACTACACCGTCAACGGCATCCTTCGTCAACTGCTCATATACATTATTTGCGATTTGGCATGCAGTTTGATTAGTCTGTGCAAATACCTCTGGATTATCTGTATGAGCAACTTCACGAATTGCTTTTTCTATATATTTATTCATTGCCATATTGTTTTATGCTTTCCTGGTGATTGCTTCACAAGTGCATCCATTTCCTCCTGCGTTATCTCGTAGATTACTCGGATGCCCTTCGGTTTCTTCGCTACCTTAAACTCTAACGAGAATGGGTTGCTCTGCAACAACTCCGTGATATGCGCCACGGCTTGATTCCTTACTTCTTCTGATGTCATATTTATAACGCTTTGATTTTATCGGTTAACGAATTTATCACATCCATGCGGCCATTCTCATTCCCTGCATCATACTCGCACAGCCCAATGCCCGTATTCTCCTTCTCGGTAGAGAGCAGAGTCATTATCCGTTGCTTCTGCCAGTTGACAAAGTGGTGTGCGATATAATCAATTTGCGAAGAAACAAAGCTCTTGGTATAGGATTCATTTCCTCCATTTAGGATTTGGTTACAAAACCGTGATATTTCTTGCTCCAGTTCCTCGCTTACAGGCTCTGCCGCACTCTTCTGATGGGACAGCATAAAGAGGAAATCTGACTTTTCCTTGTCTGTCATATCGTTCCAACAGATGCGGGTTACATCTTCCGTATTCGTAGCTCTCGAAACTAATTCGAGGTCGCTGGCATAGATAGGTTGCGCAAAATCGCAAAGTTCCAATAAACAAAGAGTGACACCGATAATATTCTTGTAGATTGCAAGAATAGTATATCCTTCGCCAGGCTTCAATACGCGAAACTTCGGACAGACATCACTTCTAATTTGTATCTCTCTGTTAACGGTAACAATATCTCCAATCTTAAACTTATTCATAGTTCCTCCGGTTTTGCGCATTTGTATTTTGGATCGTTGCTTACGTCTGTAACGGTTCCGTCGGCATTGCGAATATGATGACCGCGCGCAAGAGTGATAATCCTTCGGGATGCACGTTCGACATCTTCCGCTGTTATCGCGCAGGTGGCTACGGCTTCCATGTTTCGTATCAAGTTCTTCTGGCTCTCTTCGTCAAGAACAAAAACGGGGAGTGGTTTCATGACTGGCCCCAACACTCTGTCCTTAATCCATCCAATAGCGCCTTTCCGTGGTACGGGTACCATGATAACCTCCGGCTTGCTGACCCTAATAGGTTCTGCATCCTCGTATGTCAGCATTCCGTCGGGAAGTTTAGCATCCTTCTCCTTCATCATCGTACACGTTACCGACGACCTTTAGCAGGCCGTCCACCGACCATTCGTTCATACAGGTGGGACGCGCATAATCGTTCAGCCACGGGTTTTGGCCCTTTCTAATATCGTCATATTCGTCCTTGGTAAAAATGCCGAATGTCTGAACGTAGAATGCCACTATACGCAGACCTAATTCATGATTGCCATCGTGCATAACGATGTCACCCTCATAGACTTCTTCCCCGTTCAAGTCCCAAAGGCCCGTGAACTGACCGACTGTCTCTGGATCTACATCGTAGAGGACGTCGCCCTTAATAAGATGACGGACCCTCACCTCTCCGTTAATAGGGTCGATAAACGAACCTTGCGAATAGAAACCATATACCCACTCACCTGTCTGTATATCCTTACCTCTGAATTTGATTATTCTTCTCATGATCATTCCTCCTTGTTTAGTTTATTCAATAATTCTGTTAGAACTGAAGTTTATGGCGTAAGCCTTATTCTTCAGCGTTGGTAACTTTTCGCACACGTATTTCTGTAGGGTTTCGAGGGCTACTTTCCCACCTATCACACTGTATGGCAACTGGCGGTAGAACCTGCCGCCAACCATGACGTCAATGTAAACTCTGTGAACACCTTCCATGTTAGTCTTTCGGTTTGATTGTTCTATTCCACGCAAAGGATGTATGCTTTCTCGGTATCCTTAAAGTCGCACTCTGTTGTTTCAAAGGCAAAGGGGTTAATTGGCCGTAACATTATTCTCCTTGCTTGATTCCTCGATACTCTTTATCCTCTGGAGGCTGATTGCGATTACAGCTAATCCCATGCGTATTTCTTTAAGCGTTCCGGCCAGCCATTCGTTTGGTTCAACATCTTCCAATGCGACGGGCTCCTCTGCATTCTTCATTTTGTCGCAGACCTTCTGCAGCTGCACTTCCTCTTCCTCTGAGTCGCATGAGCCGATAAGATAGCGCTTAGCCTTGTCTATTGTTCTGTCTGGTATGTCGATGATTAGTTTCATGGGTATGTTTCAATTATGAATTGTGAATTATGAATTGCCTAAAGTCTAATTATGCTTCTTACGCATCGCACTGTTTCTTTACGAACTTGCCGTCCTTGAACTCCAGGTTCTCCTGCTTCATGTATCTGATTAATGCTTCGCGGCGTGCGATATCACCAATCTGACGGATAACCTGGCGGACGGATGACGGTTGCCTTGACTGTTTGCGGAAGATAAGCTCGTACTCCTGGAACACCTTCTCTTCGTCGTCCATGGGGAAGTTGCGCATGCATATCTCGAAGATGTTGTTGCGGTTGTATCGTGCGCCAAACTTTCTTTTTGCATCCTTGATTTCCTGCCTGAAGTTCTTCAGTGCTTCTTTCGTACACTCAACCATCATCTCGTGAGGAATCTTCAATGTTCTGTTTTCGTTCTCGTTAGTCTCTTTCATATATTATAATGTTTAAAACCTTATATACTTATTGGGATTATTCTTTATGTCTCTCATTACATTAATGGCTTTTTCTTCTGTCTTAAATTTCCGACGACAAGAAGTCGGCAATCCTACATACACCTCTTCTGCGGCAATAATCCTGTCGCTATCAGATGTAGGGAGGCGGATTTCGCATGATTCTACGTAAAATTCAATGTTCTTCCAGAAGAAAAACCAGTGCCGAATCTGTACAGTATAGGAATATGTACGTGTAATGGTCTTGCCTTCCAGATTCCTGGTTGCAAAATCCAAGTGCCTTTTAACTCGTAGTTTCATGATTGTTAGTCTTAATGGTCCGAATTTTGAATGTTTGACAGGGCAAAGGTATAAAAAATATGAATAATGCAAGAAAAGTCGAACAAAAATTTTCATGTCAAAATTATTTGATACCATTTTGCGGATACCCCGAAACCCGCCCAGACAAATACCAAGTATCTGTATATCAGTAATATAAATACTTATTTGTCTGGTTTGGACAAAGCCGTGCAAAAGATAACAAAATTCCAGCCAATTATTCTACACCGCAAAACACAATATAAGTATTTGAATATCAGTAAGAAGCGAATGTTCCGAAAGTGTGACAAATTGCTTTTTGTCCAATTTGCACGGATTTTTGAAGTTCAAAAACTTTTTTTCGCGTGAATTTTCATAAGCTCTTTTCAACTAATAACAGTGAATAGATTTATTAAGAGACAAGAGGAAAGATTTTTAACATATAGATATAGGATTTTTTTATAAAAAATAATTTTAAAATAAAAAATAATACAATAATAAGGAAAATAAAGAGAATAAATAGATGAAAGTTACAGAAAATCAACAAGTTACAAAATTTGTCCGAAATTTGCTACGAGTTGCTCAGCGTTGTCCAGATATCTTGAATCGGACAAAAGGTATAAAAAACGTGCAAAAATTTGCTGTATAAGCATCTTTTTATATATATTTGCCGCCATGAACAACGGAGTAATCTATATAAAGCTGCCCGTTTATGTTCAGCAATTCCTACGTCAGCGTTATTGTAAGGAAGGTGCAGAAGGCAGCGAACCTATCAAACTAAACCATGAGCTTCACCCGGCGGGAATACTTCTGTACCGCAAGGCGTGTTGCCTGCCCAAGCCGTACCGTGTAACACCACTGTGTTTGTCGGCCCAGCTTTACGGCCTGTGCGTTCTGATTCACCGCACGTCGCCCGAGAGTATCCCTACCGAACTGCAGGAGCTTGCCAAGTCGTTGCCGGCAGAAAAGGATATAAAGTTCTTTGCGCCTTTCGCGATACAGCCAGAGCATACGTTTCGCTCGCGCTTGGTACCATGCGGTCCGACTACCCAGTTGAACACCGAGGATGCGCAGCAGTTCCGCGCCATCATCTTCCAGGAGTTTTGGGAGGATTATTACTCATTCCGTGAAGAATGGGATTCACACCCCGAGATGCGCGGCGGCGCCAAACTGGAGGAGCAATCAGCCATCATCGAATACATGATAAGGCGCGATATCGACCTCGACCATGAAGATGCGCTTGTGCGTGCCATTCGCCGTCGCAAGCATAATAACAAGGTAAGTATCGAATGTCGCATCAATAAATATAAATAAGTGTTAAATAATTGACTAAACTTTCCGTACACTAAAATGACTAACAACTGCATTGATTTCGACCTCTCTCAGGTTTCTTCCATTAAGGCGTACAAGGTGAGCGACGCCACCTTGGGTTTTCCCGTTTATGCCGACCGCAAGGTTGTATCCTCTTCCGTTATCAGCGGTTTCTCTAACGGCGCTGCCATTAAGTTCGAGCGCGAGTCTGTGTCCGTTAACGATTCCGAGGCCAAGACCGTAGCCGGATCTCTCCATACTGTTAAGGTCTCTTGGGAGATGCAACGTCCCTCAGAGGATGATTACGCCCTCCTTGCGCAGCTTAGACACAATGCGCACTACCTTGTCATCACCTGTTTCGGCAATGTAGTCAGACTTATTGCCACTGGCATGACCGGTTATGATTTTAAGACCGAGGAGTCCGATGGCAAGCAGAAATGCACCATGACTCTTCGCAACGGGCAGGGCATTATTGCTGTACAATAACGGCACTGCTTTTATACTATACGGAAAGTTTAGTCAACTTTTTAACATATATTAGATAAATAATCTATAACTTATTATGTTGTAATAAGTTATAATACACTTCCCGGTATCTATATACCTTATATTATCGTCCTTTAGGGGTTTCTTAGTTGTGCATATTTTTGCAAAAAATATTTCGCAAGATTATGTACAACAAAACACTGCACGAAATTCTTTCTACCCGAGTATGGTTCTTCATAGAAAACGCCTTCGTAAACTACTACGAGATGGTTTCCATGAATATGATGGGCCATGTCTTGCACGAAGACTTGGATATCCAGTCCAAGAGCGAGGATTATAATATGTATTGGTGTAAGGACGGGCGCGTTGTTGTTATGCCCGTTGGTGCTTCCGTTGTCGATGAGAACGGCGCGCGCCGCGAAGATGCTCCCGCCGAGGATGACCCTTACACACTGGTCCTGAATATCAACGGGCCTATTACCCGTAATGGCGGCATGTGTTCCTACGGCTCTATCGAGCACAGGGATATGTTGCTTGCCGCAGCCGAGGACGAGCATTGCCAGGGCGTAGCCTTCTTTATCGACTCCCCTGGAGGTTCCGCTTTCTCCATCAACGATTATCGTCAGGGCCTCGATGCCATTAAGGCGGCAGGCAAGCGCAGCGCCAGCTTTGTTGACGGCATGTGCGGTTCTTGTGCCGTAGCCGTAGCTGTACAGACGGACTACACCGTATGTATGAATGGGGCAGACCTGTACGGATGTATTGGTGCAATGATTCTTGCACAGATTCCTATTCACGGCAAGGTTAATGCAGATGGCACCCGTTATGTCGTTCTGACTGCCGGTCAGACTCCCGACAAGAACAAGGCTGTTCGCGATGCCGCCGACGGCAACTACGAGCTTCTGCAGAAGGAGGTTGACGAGTACGGACAGGAGTTTATCGACCTTGTCAAGGAGATGCGTCCGCAGATTACTCCCGAGCAGATGACCGGCAAGCTCTATCGCGCGGACAAAGTAATAGGTACGATGGTTGACGGCATCGGCACATTCGACGATGTTGTAAACTATATCATGACGGGCGAGATGGAACTGCAGGTTCCCGCTTCCTCAGGTGCTCCTACTCCAGCGCCTGCTAACGAGCCCGCGACTGAACCCGAACCAAAACCCCAAAATAGTGATAGTAAAATGAAGATTGACAACATTTTGGCAACTCTTGGTCTTGAAGAGTTGCCAGTTCAGGATGGAGGTATCTTCCTGAACGAAGCGCTGGCAGAACAGCTGAACGAGCGTCTTGCTACTGCACAGGCTGCACCCGCCGAGCCATCGGCTGAAGCCGAGCCCGCTGCTCCCGCAGAGCCTGCCGAGCCAGCTGCACCTGCAGAACCCGAAGCTCCCACAGAGCCCGAGGCACCCACCGCTCCAGCCGAGCCTGCCGAGCCAGCTGCACCTGCAGAACCCGAAGCTCCCACAGAGCCCGAGGCACCCACCGCTCCAGCCGAGCCTGCTGCACCCGCAGAACCTGCTGCACCTGCTGAACCGGAAAGTCCGGAAGAGCCTGCTGCTCCTGCCGAGCCCGAAGCACCAGCTGCCCCCGCCGAACCCGAGAACCCCGAAGCTCCCGCAGAGCCCACCGCTTCTGCCGAGCCTTCTGTCGAGGAACAGTACGAGGAGCGTATCCGCCTGATGCAGGAACAGCACGACCGCGAGGTTTCTGCTTTGCGCGACCAGATCGAGGAGTTGTCTGCCGCTACGGTTCCTGCTCCTAAGCCTGCGAACAAGGGCGCACACGCTGGCGCAACTGCCGGCAATGCCGCACCCAAGGATTATCGTAACATGACCCTGGCAGAGAAGAAAGCCTGTTGGGATCGTTTAGGTAAGAGATAAATGCCTTATTAATAACCAATAAAAAAGTAAAGATTATGCCTTACTACAGCCTTAATCTGTCACAGATTACTCTGTTGACTACTCATCTCCAGGAGCAGATTCTGGAGTCTCCCGCTGTCGTTAACGAGAGCGCCCTGAATGATCTTGGCTTCAACACCATCACTGGTGTAGAGTTCAAGGATGTCCAGTTCATTAACCTGCGCAAGGGTGGTACTACCCGTCCTTACAGCAACGGTTCTACCATTGCTTCCGAGGTAGGTAAGCTTATCCAGCGCGAGTTGGTAGCCAAGCTGAGCTGGAACCGCGTTGTTGACAACATCCAGAACTACCGCGAGAAGGAGCCCTTCCATATCGACGAGGAGTCGTTCGAGGGTCTGCCCAACTCTGAGATGCAGATCAAGAGCATCTCTACCGAGTATGCCGAGGATGTATTCTCTGGCTTGTTCCATGGCGCTTACAACGCTTCAGGTACTAACTCTCTGTCTCTGTATGATGGTGTGTTCACCCTCTTCAAGAAGAAGATCGACGAGGAGTACACTGTTGCCGACGACGCTTACGCCGACAAGACCAAGTACACTGCCAAGGGTGCCAACGCCGAGTTCGACCCTGCCAAGCAGATTATCCCCACCAGCGCATTTGCCGACGTCACCGAGGCTACCAAGACCGACAACTGGGACGAGTTCGTTGCATACATCAACGCACTGCCCGTCAAGTTGCGCAAGGCTCCCGACGGCGTGATTGTCTATATGAGCGACGCCACCAAGACTCGCATCGTTGACAGCTACGCACGTACCTATCCTGCATTTACTCCTGTAACTGTAGGCGAGCTGGGCTTCGGTTTCATGAACCTGCCCAAGGTAACTATCGTATCTCATCCTGTAATCGGTAACGGCGATATGCTCCTTGCTTCTACTAAGGGCAACTTCGACTTCGGTATCGACTCTCTGAACAACCTCAACAAGATTGAGACCGACAAGATGCAGGAGGACTTCAACAACATCATCTTCCAGATCCAGTCTGCACAGGGCTGTCGCGTTCGCTACTTCGACGCTGCCCACATGGCTTGGAACGGAAAGTTGAATGTAGCCGACACCACCCTTGCCGGTGACTACCAGTAATTAACTTCGCCCTGGCGCACCCTGCTTCGGCAGGGTGTTAAGGGGCCTTTAAAAAGCAAAACACCATGCCAGCATGTCAGTTTGTTAATGTAGGCGGCGCAGCTGCCTCTTGTATCGAGAACTTCAGTGGTATCGGTACTTCTGTGTATGTATTCAGTGGCGACGATTTGGCCACTGCAAATTTGTCCCCCGAGTACGAGGATGAAAAGGCCGAGTACACGCCCGCTTCTTTCGACGGCGTAGCTCTGCATCGTATTGTCATCAAGTCTCAGAGTGGCAAGGTTACTCATCAGTCTAACGCCAATGCAGGCGGCTTCAACAACATCTTCACTGGCCTCGTTGCCAATGATATGGAGAAGATGGCCCTCATGGCCCGCACCATGAACAACCTGCAAAACTGGGGACTCCTCGTTCCAGATGGCGCAGGCAAGATGTACGTCATCTACGCCAAGGACTTCGACCTGAAGTTCGAGATGTCCGGTGATACCGGTGATACTCCCGACTCAGATCATGGCCACACCCTGACCGTTACCGCAGGCCCCTGTCGCTACCCCTTCGTTAAGTGGGACGGCTCAGTAACCGAGTCAAGCGGTACTTTCACTGCAGCTAAGAACTCTTAGTCCACGTGTTAATAATTCATGATTTCCCCTCGCCGTCCCTGTGGCGGCGGGGGTTTAAAAAAAGAAAGAATCCAGATATGTCTGCCAGTTGTCAGTTTATTAATGTAGGCGCTCAGAACGAATGCAAGGAGAATTATTCCGGCATCGGAACTTCCGTGTATATCTTCAGTGGCGACGACCTTGCGCACGGTTTTAATCCAGAGTACGAGGATGGTAAGGCCGAATATACCGAGGATTCCTTTACACGCCTGCCAGTACACCGCATTGCCATCAAGTCGCAGAGCGGCAAGATAACCCATCAGGCTAACGCCAATGCAGGCGGCTTCAACAACATCTTCACTGGCCTCGTTGCCAATGATATGGAGAAGATGGCTCTCATGGCACGCACCATGAACAACCTGCAGAACTGGGGACTCCTCGTTCCAGATGGCGCAGGCAAGATGTATGTCATCTACGCCAAGGACTTTGACCTGAAGTTCGAGATGTCCGGTGATACTGGTGATACTCCCGACTCAGATCATGGCCACACACTTGTTGTTACCGCCGGTCCCTGTCGCTATCCTTTTGTTAAGTGGAACGGCTACGTAGAGAAGACGGGCGAAGATACTTACACCGCTTACAGCTGGAACGACGGAGGTCACGTACCGCCCTGGCATCCAGACGACGAACCCTCCTCTTACGGGGGCTCAGATGGCTATGGCTATGCCACCGAAGATGGCTACGGCTATGGCTACGGAATAGAAAACGAACCACCCTTTATGGGCGAAATATAACCCAACCCGCATTTTCACGACACCACCACTTTCTCCAAAGTTTGATTGGTTCTTTAACCCCCGGTCCCCGTGCTTCCTCAGGCGCGGGGACTTTTTTGTCCTTTGCCATTTTCGGCATTATCCCGATTTTTGTCGTATCGAAACAGTAAACAGTAAACTGAATTAGGCTTTAGGCTTTAGACTTTAGACTTTAGCTTCAAACTTGAAACTAACAAACTTATAAACTGACAAATATGGAACAACTTAAATCAATTAAGGAAATGACTCCAGAAGAAATGAAGACCTATTTTGCCGATGTGCAGAAGTGGGACGAGAACTCTTACCCACGCCTCCTTGCCCATGTTGATGCATGGACCGAAGCCGAGGTGAAGGAGTTCGGTACTGGCCTCTACCTCGTGACTGCCCTTGCGCAGGCCCGTTCGTTCGTTGCCAAGGCCGACCAGTTTACGCACGAGAAGGCACTTAGCATGATTAAGCGTCACCTCGACTATGCCCGTCGTTACGACAAGACACCCAAGGATGATATAGACCCCCGCTCTGGCATCGTTCGTCATCGTCACGACCACGCAGCCGTCGTGCCCGTTAGCAAGGAGAATGCCGAGACAGGTGAGGTTACGCAGACCGACCCCGAGAAGCGCTACCAGCAGATTACTGCCGAGGTTGCCAAACGCTTTGGCGGTAGGCGTCCCAACCATTACGACGAGTGGAAGCACCTTATGTCTGACGAGTTGCGTGCCAAGGTTGACGAGTTGCCTGCCTATTACCTGGAGCTGGCCGCTGCATCCGAGATGTCCGACAAGCTGGACGATGACCCCCGTGCCACGCAGGCCGACCGTGCCTCTGCCAACCAGCGCGTCCTCGACTGGGATGATAAGATTCAGGCCGTTCATAATGCTGCCGAGGAGGAATGGACAAAGATACCCGCACCCGCCGCACCCGCAGGACCGGAAAGTCCGAAATCTCCGGAATCTCCCGCAGAGCCCGCTGCTCCCGTAAAACCCGCGAAGCCACGCCGAACCCGCAAAGCTGCTAAGTGATGAAAGTATTAGAACCGTGTTGTTACGTCAAGTTGTTGAACCAGTGGATAGGGGAGGACGGTGACGTTAGTCTCCTCTACCATAATGGCGATGTGTTCCTGCAGCAGCTCCTTCAGTGGATGCTGCGTTATGCCGTTCGCTATCCTGGTCTGCGTGTGACATTGGCATTGCCCAGCGTTACGCCAGACCTTTTGGATACCATACGTGCTGTGCGTTATTCCACCGCCTACGACAGCTCCCGTAACAGCAACTACGGTATAATAAGCAACCTATCACTTATCACGCGCTCTGTGGATGGTATTGCCGACTATCTGGATATGTTCGACACGGTAGCCATTACCCGCAACCTGTCCATGCAGGCCGTTACCATTACCAACGGTACCGAGCATGATGGCTGCCACCTTACCCTCACTGGTGGTCTTATACAAGCCATCAGTCCCGGCCTGCACCTTATCGTCATTACCAAGACGCGCGACAAGTACAACCTCGTCCAGCCCCTGCTGGATAGTCACCTAAGGTTGCACCGATTCGTAATTCATAATTCATAATTCATAATTCATAATTGAAACCTGAAACTTGAAACCTGAAACCGGGGCGCAGCCCCATGAAACCTGAAACCATCTTTCATCTATAATCTATAATCTATCATCTATAATCTCTAAAAAAGTGTCCGAAGCAAAAACTCCTCCAGCACAGATAGACCTGATGTCTGTTGTCGTTGACTTCTGTCGGCGTTTCGAGCCTTGTTCCGAGGCCGAGGCAGACGAGATATTTACCGTCGGTCGCCTGCGCGACGAGTTCTCCGCCTGGCTGCCACCTGGCATCGAAGCTCCTGACCCCATGAGGGGTTATCTGTTAACCTTGGAAGAGAACGGTTTTCATGTTCATCACACCTTTAGTTCTGGCCCTGCCATTACTGTTAAATACAAAAACGAATGAATTACAAGAATACACCTGCCACCCCCGCCGGTCATGACATGGCAGCCTCTACGCGCGCCATGATTCAGGACCACTTCGAGAAGGGCATTCCCCTGGAGGACATGAAGAATGTCCACCCTGCCAATATCGAGCGCCTGCAGATCTGTATGGAGCTGTTGCAGTTTGTAGAGCAGGACCCCTGCTTCGATGACCGTGGATGGCTGCGCCACGTCAAGGGGCGCACCTCTGCGCAGATTATCCGCGACCTGCAGATGTTCGAGCTGGTACAGGAATACATGATGCCCATGCGTCGTGCACGTGCCCGTTATATCGTAGAGAAGACTGCCGAGCGCAGCATCCGCCGTTCCGAGGCACAGGGCGACGTGCGCAACTCCCTGCGAGCAGCCAAGCTGATTGCCGAGGTTAACCGCCTTGGCGAGGACGATAACGAGGAAGACGAGGTAAAGAACACCTACATCCTGCCCACCGTCCTTGTTTCTGTGGAGCAGAAGGACGAGAGCCGCCGTACCTACTCCGACGAGATGCGCAAAGCACTCTTCAAGAAGTACAAGGCCGACGAGGACCAGATGGCTATCCTTGTGCGTGAAAAGACCGAAAAGAAAGTACGTGAAATCGAAGACGCAATCATCCTGCATGAAGAAAGAGAACAATAACCGCAAGGCATTTTTCCAGTCCAAGGGCAACCCCGACTCGCAGTTCAACCTTGGCCGTACCACTCCCATCGCCTCCTTCGCTCCCGTAGAGAAGGAGCGCGTTAAGAGCGACGAGGAGCTTTACGACCCCGACTTCGACCCTTATCACGACCCTGCCGACGACGTTCCCCTTAACGAGCTGTATCTGAATGCGGCACAGCAACTGGCTTACAACTGCGGTGCCCGCGATATCTTTATCCGAGGCGGACGCGGCCTTGGCAAGACCACCTTCATCGGCTCGCGCATCATTAACTGTGTGCAGTCCATACCACGCGGCCTTGGCGTGTTCCTTGGCCCCAGTATGAAGTCCCTGATGGGCAAGACCACGCCTGCCCTCGTTAAGGCGCTGGAACAGCAGTACGGTTGGAAGGAGGGCATGCAGTTCTATCGCGGACAACCACCTGCCCGCCGCAACTGGCCCGGCCCCCTTGCCAAGCCCCGTACATGGGAGAATGCCATCAGCTTCTACACAGGCCATACTATATTTCTGATTTCCACCTCGCAGACGGCAGCCGCCAACGGTCTTAACATCACCGAGCTGTTCGGTGACGAGGCACGTTTCCTCGACTTCGATGTTATCAAGTCCGATGTGCTGCCCGCTCTGCGTGGTGATATGTACTCCTCCCCAGGCTGGAACAAGGAGAAGAACCCCTTCTACCTTTCCCAGCTCTTTATGTCTGACGCGGCAGTCACACGCAAGCAGCAGCAGTGGGAGAGGGAGGAGCTGGTTATTGGTGAGGACCCCGAGCTGACGAAGATTAAGAACACCCTTGCCGACATGCTGGCAGAGCTGAACATCTGTCCCGAGCTGGCAGAGCTGCCTCAGTTTATGGATAAGCTGAACCGGATTCGCTGCCAGGCACGCCTGTGGTTCAACTTCTCCAGTCTGGAGAACGTAGAGGTGCTTGGCGAGGATTACTACCGCAAGATGGAGCTGTCTATGCCCAGCCTTTACTTCCGTGTGCAGATTCTTGGACATAAGCTTGCCAGCCTTGGTCATGGAGGTTACTATTCCTACAATGCAGCCGTGCATGGCTATATGCCCAGTGGCGACTGCCAGATGGATACCATCAACTCCAAGATGACTTCGCGCTTCAAGACCAAGGACCTCTATTCAGGCAACCGCATTGAATGGGAGGCTCCCGACCTGGAAGAGACCTCTGCCCATGCCGACGATTGTGTTCTGGACGACGACCTGCGTCCCGACCTTCCCCTGCGTCTGGCGTTCGATGTCAACCACGACTTCAATGCCGTTGTCGTAGGTCAGGTTGACGAGACCAACCGCAACAGCGACTACCGCACCCTGAAGGTTATCAACGCCCTCTTTGTTAAGAACGGCCCTCGTCTGGAGACACTGGTACAGAAGTTCAACCGCTACTACCGCGAGCAGCGCGGCCACTGCAAGGACATCATCCTTTATACCGACGATACCCTTTATCAGGGAGCCGCCTACGCCACCGAGCAGTATGATAACACACGCTTTGCCAACGTTATCAAGCGCATCCTTACGGCTGCAGGCTGGAAGGTGCACGAGGTGCGCATGAACCGCCCCATGCTGCATAGCCGCAAGTATCAGTACATGAGCGAGGTCTATTCCGAGCAGGCCCGCCTGCGTGTACGCATCAACCTCCTGCAGTGCGACTTCCTCTGTGCTGCCCTGGAGAAGACCGAAGCTGAGGAGCATGTAACCTCTAAGGGTATCAAGGAGATCCGAAAGAAAAAGAGTACAGAGAAGTACAAGAGCGAAAGCGGCATAGCGGGACCGCGCGAGGAACGCACCGACATAACCGATGCACTCGACTCGCTGGTAATAGGCTGCGGACTCTACAATCTGTCTGGTGCCTCCCTTATCCCCGGCAGCGGCGGCCTTCCCGAAGGTGTATTCCTGAGCATGGGCAGCGTGCGTTAAAGCCGCGCGCAGCTTTAATTCATAATTCATAATTCATAATTCATAATTCATAATTTTCAATTCTCAATTTTCAATTCTCAATTCATAATTAAAGCGCTAAATGAAAAACCGACAATACAGAAATACAGAAATATGAAAATACGAAACTTCTTCAAGCGCCTATTCTCCAATCGCTCTTCACTTCGCCGCGCTTATGGATTTGAAAAATACCTACGCAGCGTCGAAACCCTCATGGAGCTGGAGAATACCGGAACGTTGCTTATCGACCATCGCAGGCCCGGTGTTGTTGTTGCACTGGAGTATTTCACCATGTGGAATGAGTGCTACGTCCATAACGGTGACGACCGCGTGCTGCATGCATGGTGCGATAAGTTCCGCGCTGCCATCAACCTGCGCCGTGGCAAACGCTATGGTGCCAACGGCGACAAGTTTCCTCCCGTCATGCCCAGCGACCCCCTCTATATCACCATCGTAAAACCAGAGGACTATTCCGTACCTTATATAATAGGATACGAAACCCCCACCGATGTGGAGTTTAAGTATGTGAAGAGTGAAGAATAGACTTTAGGC